ATGCCGAAGGGCACCCAGTTTGACGAATTGGCCGCGCAAGCCGCCCGCAACATCGACGTGGCGCGGGCGGCGGGCGAGCAGCTGGCGCTGTTGCCTGGGGATCCCGGCCAGCCGGTCGAGGGCCAGCGCCCACCGCGCGGCAAGGGCAAGATCACCTCGCAGCTGCGCGACTGGTGCGCCCTGAAGGGCTACAGCCTGCCCGAAGACCAGCTGGTCCAGATGGCCGGCATGGCCAGCCGCGAGGACGTCTTCGTCTTCGCCATGCAGCGGACCGAGCAGGTGCTGGCCTGGGCCGAGGCCGGGGCAAGGAAAACCGCCCAGGTGATCCGCGACGGCTGCCTGATCGAGGTCCAGCTCGACACCAGCGCCACGATGGCGCAGCGGGTCGCCACGTTCCAGACGATCTACGCCGCCGCCCTGCGCGCTGCAGAGGCCCTGCTGCCCTACGGCCTGGGCAAGGTCGACAAGGACGTGACAATCGCGGTCCCGGTGCCGGTCTACGTGGCCGGTCCGCAGGCCGCAGGCACCGGCAGACCAGGCGACCAGGCGCGCGACGTGACCCCGCAACCGTCCCGGATCGGTCCGCCGCCGATGCCTGCGCAGGTCCAACGAAATCAAGGGGTTAGCGAGGCCGCGCCGGTCCAGTCGGACAGCGCCAGTCGGACGGAAGGGACAAGCCGTTGAAATCCTTGGCACAATCCACACCCAACCGGCTGATCAAAAATCAGCGGACCCGCCACCAAGACGGGCCGATCGGCTGCGCCCTGGGCGGGCCGATCGGGGCCACCCCCCCTTGCGCCTCCCGGCCTTCGCGCCCCCGCCGCGACCCCCCGGGGGGCGTCCGCGCCCCAGTCTCTCTCGCCGTGTCTCCGACCCCATACGGCATTTCCGGCCTGATCGGCCCGTCAGGGGCGCGACTGGGGTGCGGCGCAAATGGGGTGGGGGGTGCGGCCTTGCCCTATCCCGGCAAAGGCTGCCGGGGTGGCCTGACCGTGGGGGTGCGTACATGACCGCAACCCGGAACGCCGATGATGTCGATGCACGCGCGGAGATGCTGGCAGGACTGTCGGCAAGCGAGGCGATCGACAGCCTGGACGGAAACTTCGCCGATGGCAAGATGCCAGATCTGGGGGCCTTCACATTCCCCGGCCCGGTAGCCGAAGCCTACTACTGGGACGATGCCAGCGTGGTCGCGATCCAGGGGCCGGTCGGCAGCGGCAAGACCACCACCAAGATGCGCCGGAAGCTGCGCCGGGCGGTGATGATGCCCCGATCGGTGATCGACGCGGTCCGGTATTACAAGGTTCTCTTCACCCGCGAGACCTATCGCCAGCTTTGGGCCACGGTCATCCCGTCCTACCTGGAGACCTATCCGAAGTCCCTGGGCACCTGGTCCGGCGGCCGGGGTGACCCGGTGCGCCACCACATCCGCTTTGCCGACGAACACGGCGAGATCGACTGGATCGCCGAGTTCATGGCCTTCGGTGACGACGTCGCGGCATCCATGCGGGGCCTCGAATGCACCGACCTGGACATCAGCGAAGCCGACACCAACCCGCTGGACAGCCTGACCTTCGGGGTCGGCCGGATCAACCGCTGGCCGGGGCGCAAGCACTTCGAGGGCTATGCCGACGATGTGCGGAGCTACGGCCAGATCGACTGCGACTTCAACGCCCCGGATGAGGACAACTGGACCTACAAGGTTTTCCACGACACCGCCGGCCGTGCCGAGATCGCCAAGCAGCTGACCGCCAGCCAGCCCGAGGGCGCGCGCAAGATCGAGATCAGCTTTCACCGGCAGCCCGGCTATGGCGAGCCCGGCCTTGAAAACATGGCCAACCTCGCGCCCGGCTATTACGAGCTGCAGATCGCGCTGAACAAGCTGGCGGGCAAATCCGACGTGACCAGCCGCATGGTCTACAACCGGACCACCTACCTGCGCGCCGGCGACCCGGTCTTTGCCCGCGAGTTCAACCGCCGGATCCATGTGGCCGAGACGACGATCCAGCCTGACCCGTCGCTTCCCCTCCTTTTCGGCCTCGACCAGGGCTTCAAGGGCGCGGCGGTCATCGCCCAGTTCGCCCCGCCCTTCCACTGGACCATCCTGGCCGAGCTGCATTTCGACAAGGAGCGGCTGATGGCCGCCGAGTTTGGCCGTCGCCTGGACGAGCTGATCGAGCGGCGTTTTTCGCACCTGAGGAAGGGCGACGGCTGGGGCGACATGGCGGGCGAACACGGGGCCAGCCAGGCTGCCGACGAAAACGCGACCTGGAACAAGATCGTGGGGCAGGCGGCGGGCTTTCGCGTGCGGCCGCAGCGCCTGGGCACCAACCGCCTGCAGCCCCGCCTGGAGGCCGTGCGCGCGCCGCTGGAGTTCGTCCAGGGCGGCAGGCCTGGGCTGATCATCGACCCGAGTGCCAAGTTCCTGATCCGGGGCTTCGAGGCCCGCTATGTCTGGACCGATGAGGTCGACGCATCGGGCGACAAGCGCAAGGTCCCGGACAAGCGGCTGACCGAGGCGAACGTCATGGACGCCCTGCAATACCTGCTTCTTAGCCAGCACAAGGGCAACGGCTTAAGTCCGATCAGTTTCCCCCACGGGGCCCGCGCGGCCACGGGGAGAGAGGGCGACCAAGGCCGCCCGATGGAGCCCGCCGGGGGGCTGTCCGCCCGGTATGACCCGATGAACCCCTATGGAGATTGAACATGCAGGATCCTGATACATCGCATTTGCAGACTGCCGCTGCCAGAGGGCGAATTGGCGTGTCGGACAGCGACTTCGAGGCAGCGCAGGGCATCAACTGGATGGGCGTTGCGGCAGGCGAAATGGACCGCCGAGAGCTTCTTGGTTTCATCCACATGCTTGACGGTTACGTCAGTCGACTGCACGGCGATCGCACCCAAACCAACGCGATGAACTTTGGTCAGGCCCTTTCCGCCCTGAAGGCCGGAGCAAAAGTCGCCCGTGCCGGATGGAACGGCAAAGGCATGTGGATCGCGCTCACGCCTGGCTCGGCTTTCGAGGCCCGTCACGCGAAATGCGGTCACGCAGCTGCAAAGCGCGCGGTCGAGCTCGACGACCCAGAGGGCCAAATCGAGCTTCTGCCGCACATCGACATGCGCGCGGCGGATGGCTGCATGGTCGTCGGCTGGCTGGCCAGCCAGACCGACATGCTGGCCGACGACTGGCAGATCGTTCCCTGACATCCACCCCAACCCCCGAAAGGATAAGACATGAGCAAACCCCCCAAGTCCGACGCAGCAGAGGCCGAAGCCGCTGCCCAGGCGGCGGCGGAAGCGCAGGCCAAGGCCGAAGCCGAGGCGGCAGAGGCAGAAGCCGCGGCCAAGGCGGCCGCCCTGGCAGACGCGGACGCGGCCCACCAGCGCAAGGTGCAGGCCAAGGCCGAGAAGGATGCCAAGGCAGCGCAGCGCGCGGCCAAGCGGGCCGAGGCTGACCGCGCGGGCCGGCTGGACCTGTTGAACGAGCTTCTGACCGCCGTCGAGATGAACAACCTCGACACCCTGCGCGACGACACCGTCGAGGTGCTGCAGGTCGAACACGCGGCAGAGCTGACCGAGGACATCTTCAGCCTGGCCGACATCACCGTGATCCGGGCGGCGACGCTGGACCGCACGCTGGCCGACTGGGCGATGGAAGCCCGCCGCCAGATCATGGCGCTGGCCTGACCTATGGCCATCCTGCTTGATGCTGCCACACTGAAGCGGATCCGCGAGGCAGAGACCGCCGAGGCCTGCCGCGAGTTCCTTGCGGCCGCCTGCACCGTCCGGTCGCAGCTGCTTTGCTCAACCGCCTTGCGGAGCCTGACCCCATGATCCGCGTGCACCCCTTCGAGGATCTTGCCGCGATGGCCGTCTTCAGCCGGCTGGACCTGCATGACCACATCGAGGTCGAGCTGGTCAGGGGTGCACCCTACACGGCACTTGGGCTGTTCGCCGAATGGCGGATGGCCCAGGCGCAGGGCCCGGTGTCGCTGATCGCCACCACCGGACCGTCGCAAAGGCCCTTTGCCGTCTTTGCCCTGGCCAACAGCGGTCAGGCCGGGGTGGCGGAGGGCGCCCTACTGGCCGCTGACCATATGCGCCACCGCGTTGCCCTGGCGCGGCTGGCCGTGGCGATCCGCCAGCGCCTGCCCAAGTTCACGGCCGAGACCGGGATCCACCGGATCGAGGCCCGCAGCTGGGCCGGCCACCCGACCGCGTCGCGCCTGTTGACCGCGATCGGCTTTGCCCATGAGGCTGACCTGCCCGGCTTTGGCCGGGATGGCACCCACTCGTTCCGCCAATTTGCCTGGACCAGACCTTCCTCCCCCCAACCCCAGAAGGAGACTTGACATGTGCAAGCCGAGAATTCCCCGCACACCGACCGTCCAGGTCGCGGCCTATGACAACGCCGAGGCGCTGGCCCAGGCGGACCAGGAGGCAATGCTGCGCCGCCGCCGCCGTGGGGCCGCCGCGAACATCCTGACCGGACCGAGCGGCATCCCGTCCACCGCCACGCTGGGGGGTGCCGCAACATGAACGCGCTTTCCCCCGCCGCCGCCTTCGAGGACAGCAAGACCCGGGCGCAAGCCGATATCCAGCGCTGGACCGAGCTGAAGACCGACCGGTCCCAGCACGAACAGATGTGGGAAGACATCGCCCGCCTGATCCGCCCGCAGCGCGGCGGTTTCGGGCTGACCGACCCCGCCGGCCGCACGCTGGAAAAGCCGCTGTCCAGCGCGCCGATCCATGCCCACAACAACTTTGCCGCAGGGCTTTACGGCACCCTGACGAACCCGGCAAACCAGTGGTGCGGCCTGTCGACCAACGACCCCGACGACATGGCGAACCATGAGCATCGCCTGTGGCTGGACACCGCCAGCGCCCGGGTGCTGGCCAGCTTTCAGCCGTCGGTTTCGACCTTCTACACCGCCGCCCAGCAGATCTACGGCGACCTTGCCGCCTTCGGCAACGCCGCCCAGTACGACGAGATCCTGATTGACGAGCGCAAGATCATGGACATCACGGTCAGCCTCTCGGAGATCGTGATGGAGATCGACGCCTTCGGCCTGGTCGTCGAGGTCGTGCGCAAGTTCATGCTGACCCCGGAACAGGCCGTCCGCATGTTCAACCGCCCCGATGACCAGCTGCCCCCGAAGCTGGCCGAGCTGGCGCAAAAGTCCGACCGCACGAAGATCGCCTTCTACCACCGCGTCGGGCGCAACGAGACGTTCCGCAAGGGCCGCCTTGGTCCCGACGGCAAGCGCTGGTACAGCCGATATTCGACCGAATGCGAGACCAGCCTGATCAGGGTCAAGGGCTATGACGAAATGCCCTTCTACGCCCCCCGCTGGGACGTGGACACCGGCCACACCTACGGCACCGGCCCGGCCTTTGCGGCCCTGGCATCGGCCCGCCTTCACCACCGGATGACCGATGCCACGATCCGGGCCGCACAGCGCGCAGCCGACCCGACCATCATGGCCCCCGACCGGGGCGACTGGCCCTTGAACGGCAAGATCCGGCCGGGCGAAGTGGTCTATGGCGCGATGAACATCCAGGGCAAGCCGATGCTGCAGCCCCTGGACGTTGCGGGCAGGCTGCAGCTGACCCTGCAGGAGCGGCAGGAGGTGATGCAGGAGATCCGCGACGCCTTCCACTACACGCTGATGAACCTTGCCGGCCGCACCGGCATGACCGCGACCGAGGTCATGGCGATCACCGAGGAACGCCAGCGCCTCTGGGCCCCGCACCAGGGCCGCGTGCAGGAGGAATACCTGGCGCCCAAGGTCGCGCGGCGCTTTGCGATGTTGTGGAAGGCGGGCCAGATCCCGCCGCCGCCCAAGGGGCTGGCGGGCAAGGAGCTGACGGTGATCTACAAATCCGCCGCCGCCGCCGCGCAGAGGAGCGTCGAAGGGAACGCCGTCCTGCGGATCCTGCAGGACATCACGCCCCTGGCCCAGATCAGCCCCGAGGCCGCGCAGCGGTTGGGCGACCGCCTCGACCCGGACGGCGCGCTGGAGATCCTGATCGAGGCGCGCGGGGCCCCGGCCCGCCTGATCCGGTCGCGCGAGGAAGCCGACGCCCGGACCGAAGCCCGCCAGCAGCAACAGCAGGCCGCCCAGACCGCGCAGATGATGCAGGCCGGGACCGGCATGGTGAAGGACCTGGCGGGGGCGCAGGCCGCCTTGGCCGGGCCTGAAGGGCAGGGGGTGCCGGCGTGATGATCGGTCGTCCTGCCCGCAACCCCGGGGACCGCGTCACGATCGGTCGTCCAGACCACAAACTCGGGGACCGCGTCACGATCGGCGATGGGATCCCCGCCACGATCGAGGAAATCATCTACTGCCGCCACATGGCCGCTCCGTTCTACCTGGTCGAATACTGGCACGAGGGGCACCTGATCAGCCGCCGCGTTCATGCGGAGGACTGCCGTTGACCATCTGGCATCCCCTGTCCCTCATCCAGGCTTTCATCCCCTTTGCCAGCCGCCGCAAAGGGCTGCACATGGCCAAGCGCTGGGGCAAGGCCGCCACGGCCGAGCCGCGCCTGGCCGAAGATCTGATCCGCATCGGCGGCGTTCTGGCCGGGCAACCCGTGATGATCGAGGACGGGCGTCCCGGCCCCGCCCTGCCTGACCCCCAGCAGCTGGCCTATGAGGCCGGGCGGCGCGACCTGGCGCTGCAGTTGCTGGCCCTGATGAACCTGACCCCCTACCAGCTGAACCAGATGGCCAAGGAGCCCGACTATGACCTTCCCGAAGATGACTGACTTCACCCGCGACCGCCGCGCCTTTGCCCCGGCGGACGATCCGCCGGGCGGTGCTGGTGATCCGCCTCCGGCTAGCGACCCGCCGCCGTCCGCCCCGCCTGCCGGGGGCGCTGGTGACCCGCCCGCGCCCAAGTGGTGGGAGGCGAAGGACATCACCGACGAGGAGCGCCAGTGGCTGACCGCGCGCGGCCTGGCCGAGGATGACCCCATGGCGGCCATCCCGAAGATGATCAAGGGCCACCGCGCGGCCGAGCAGCGCATCGGCAAGGGCCTTGACAGCATCCTCGACAAGCCCGCCAAGGGCGAGGCCTACACCGACTGGGTCGCCAAGAACCGCGAGGCCCTGGGCCTGCCCACGGACGAGGCGGGCTATGAGGTTGCCCGCCCCGAGACCTGGCCGAAAGACGCGCCCTGGGACGACAAGACGGAAGCCGCCGCAAAGGCCATCGCTGTCAAATACGGCGTCCCCAAGGAAGCGCTGCAGGAGATGATCAACCTGCAGGCGGCCAATGCCATGCAGACCTGGAACGACGCAGCCGCCCTGGGCGAGACGGCCAAGCGCCAGCTCATGACCGAGCTGGAGAAGGACTATGGCACCCAGACGCCCAAGGTCCTGCACCAGGCGCGCCTCGGGGCGCAGTTCATCGCCGAGAAGGCGGGGCTGACCACCGAGGCGATCGCCAACCTGTCGGACGTGCTGACCGACAAGATCGGCGACGCCAATGCGATCCGCGCCTTCCGGGTGATCGGCGAGATGCTGGGCGACGACAGCGCCGTCGGCCTGGGCAAGGGCGGCGGCCTGACCACCACACCGGCCGAGGCCCGTGCCGAAATCGCCCGCCTGCGCAGCCCGGACGGAGAGTATGCCAAAGCGGTCAAGGCGGGCGACCGGACCGAGATCGCCCGCCTGCAGCCGACGATCGACCGTCTGACCCGGCTGGCCGCTGGCGGCTGACCGTTTCGCAGCGCTTGTGAAGCAGAAAATCTGCCCGCGCCCGGTAAAGGCGCGGGCAGATGTCGTATCGGACCCCTCTTGACCCACAACGGGAAGTGTGTCTTTTCTGATTGTCGACGGACACCCGGCCTTGCCTCCGGTCCCGACGACAGCCGGAAAGACGGCCTCCCAGTGGGGAGCGGCACGCGCCAAGTGCTTCCCATAGGACGGGTCCGCTTCGATCGGGCACCCCTTCCGAAAACTCACAAGACCACCCGTGATTTTTCAAAAGGAGGGGCCCCATGCCCATCGCACCCGCAGTGGAACAGCACCACAAGCTTGCCTACCGTGACAACGTCGTCATGGTCGCACAGCAGATGAAGAACCCGCTCATGTCGACCGTCACCTCGATCCCGGCCACGGGCGAGGCGCAGTCGGCCATGGATGCCCTGAACGCCCTGGAATACCAGTACGGCGAAGAGCGCACCCGCCGCAACGTCGAGAACAACGTCACCGGCTACCGCCGCTGGCTTGTCCGCCCGGCCGAGATCAAGACCGGCCAGTACATCGACGAAGAAGACAAGCTCGACATGATCAAGGATCCCACGTCGGACTTCGTCAAGGCCCACACTGTCGCGGTCCTGCGCGGCTGCATGGACCGGATCGTCGGCGTCCGCCGGATCAACGGGGTCTATACCGTCACCGACGGCGGGATCCTCGGGACCGCGATCGAGGGCAAGCGCCCCGGCACTTCGGGCGTCGCCCTGCCGGGCAGCCAGATCATCCCGGCCGGCGGCACCGGCCTGACCATCGACAAGATGCGCCTGGCCATCCTGACGCTGCAGCAGGCCGACTTTGGGCTGGAGGAAGACGATCCCCTCTACTGCCTGATCACGCCAAAGCAGCGCGACAACCTTCTCGCCATCGCGCAGGCGTCCACCACCCCCCTGAACGCCTACAACATCGAGCAGATCCGGGACGGCAAGCCCAGCATGCTGATGGGCATCACCTGGATCACGTCGAACCGCGTGCCGAAGAACACCGCCGGCACGGCCGACGTCTGCCCGGTCTGGACCAAGCGCAACATCGTCGAAGGCGTCTGGGAAGAGATCAACGGCGACGTCTGGAACGACACCCACGCCGACAACAAGCCCTACGTCCGGGTGCGCACCCGGCGCGATGTGGTGCGCCTGCAGGACAAGGGCGTCATCGCCATCGAGTGCGCCTGACCCTGACCTGATCCCCCGCCGTCCGGCAATGGCCGGGCGGCATCCCCCTTCCACCATCAGGAGCATCTTCCATGCCCGTCCGCAACAAAGTCTCCGACGCGATCACCGATCCGCGCCTGGACCAGAACCCGCAAGACCCCGCCCGCCAGCGCGGCCGCGCCGTCGTCGTGACCTTCACGGCCACCAACCTGATCGACGACGACAGCGGGTCGACCTTCGTGCTGTGCGACATCCCGGCCGACGCGATCATCGACCGGGCGACCAGCTTCTTCGTCACCAACTGGGGCTATGCCACGATCAACATCGGCGTTGTCGGTGCCCTGACCGCGCTGGTGAACGGCGGCCTGAGGTCGGCCAACATCATCAACCCGATCACCATCGGCGATGCCCGCCACGGCCTGCCGGCCTGGCAGCAGCTGGGCCTGGCCGCCGCCCCGGCGGACAACAACATCCGCCTGATCTGCAGCACCGTCGCCAACGCGACCGTCGCGGGCAACCTTCGGGGCGAGCTCGTCTACCGCCACCACTGACCGCCCCCGTGCGAGGAAACCCGGCCGGGGCCTGACACCAGGCCCCCGCCTTCCCGAACCCGGAAGCGTCGCCCATGCCGCCCAGCCCCATCGCCACATCGACCATCGTTGCCCAGGCCTGGCGCTTCATGGAGCTGAGCCCGATCTCAAGCTTTGCCGACGATACCGAACAGGCCCGGTCCGCAACGGAACAGTATCCGAACGCGCTGCGCGAATGCCTGGCCCGCGCCGACTGGTCCTTTGCCTCGACCATCGCCAACCTGCCCGAGGCGACACTGCCCCCGACCGTGGCCGAAGATCCCGAGCTTGCCTATTTCTACCAAGTCCCCGGCGACCTGGTGCGCCTGTTGGAGGTCGGAGAGCCGGGCACCCTGTGGCGGCGTGACCGCGACGGCCTGCGCGCCGACGCACCCGCCCCCTTGCGGATCCGCTACACCGCCGAGGTGACGAATGAGGCGATCCTGCCGGCCGCCTTCCAGACTGCCGTCGCCTTGCGCCTTGCCACGCTTCTGGGCCCGCGCTGGCTGGGCACCGCGACCAAGCTGCGCGAGCTGGACCGCCGCTTCGAGATGGAGCTTGCCCAAGCCAAGAAACAGGACAGCCGCAGCGCCAGCGGCGCGAGGTACGACAACGACCTGGCCGACAGCGGCGACTGGTCGCAGTCGGCCACCTGGTAGGGCCGGGCCATGGGCATCCGCCACCAGCACACGGCCACCGGCACGAACGACCCGGACAAGCAGATCAGCGTCAACCGCTGGAACGAGGATCACGTCGTCATCGGCACCTTCCAGCTGGGCGACCTTGCGACAGACCCCGTGGCACCGCCCAACGGCACCATCTGGCTGAACACCACGACCGGCGAGGTGAAGGTTCGCAGCGCCGGCGTCACGCTGCCCCTTGGCGTTGTCGCGACCAACCTTGCCTGGGATGCGGCGACCCGCACCCTGTCCAGCGACACCGGCACGGATGCGGTCCTGACCCTGGCCGATGGCAGCAATGCCGGGCTCATGTCCTCGGCCAGCTTCCTTGCGCTGTCGACCGCCCTGCAGCCCGGCGCGCTGATCCCCTGGACTGACATCGACGGCAAGCCGGCATTTGCCTCTGTCGCGACCAGCGGAAGCGCGTCTGACCTGTCGGGCGGCATCCTGCCCGCGGCGCGCTTCGACGACACCGCCCACGGCGCCCGGGCGGGCGGCGCGCTGCATGCCAATGCCGTCCCGGCCGGGGCCGCCGGCTTCATGTCCGGCAGCGACAAGCAGAAACTCGACGGTGTGGCGACGGGCGCAACCGCGAACAGCACCGATGCAGTTCTTCTTGACCGGGCCAACCATACCGGAACGCAGCTGGCAGGCACGATCTCGAACTTCGGCGCGACTGTGCGGTCGATCGTGCTGACGGGCTATGCCGCCGCCGGGTCGCGCGTGGCGCTGGCCGCGACCGACAGCATCCTGGACGCCTTCGGCAAGCTGGGCAAATGGGTCGCCGACCTGGCCGCTGTGGCGTTCAGCGGCAGCGCGACAGACCTGACCACCGGCACCCTGCCCGCCGCGCGGATGCCTGCCCAGACCGGCGATGTGACGGCCCCGGCAGGATCCACCGTCCAGACCCTGGCGACGGTCAACGCCAACACCGGCAGTTGGGGGCTGGCCGGGTCGGTCGCCCAGTTCACGGTGAACGCCAAGGGCCTGATCACCGCCGCCGCCAACGTCGCGATCAGCGTTGCCGCGACCGCGATCAGCGACAGCACGGCCGCCGGCCGGGCCATGCTGACGGCCGCGACGGCCGCCGCGCAGACTGCCCTTCTGAACACCTTCACCACGACCTTGAAGGGGCTTGTCCCGCCGCCCGGCACCGCGACGGGTCTTTTCCTGCGCGATGACGGCACCTGGGCCGCGTCCGGCGGTGGCAGTCCCATCACGGTGCAGGACGAAGGGACCAACATCACCACGGCCCTTGGGACGCTGAACTTTGTCGGACCGGGCGTCACCGTCACCGGTGGGGCGACGGCGACAGTCTCCATCGCAGGCGGTGGCAGCGGCTCGCCCGGCGGCGCTTCCGGCGAAATCCAGTGGAACAACGCCGGGGCCTTCGCAGGCGCGGCCGATGTGGAGATCGAGGGCGGGCAGCTTCGGCTTCCGGCCATCGCCATCCCGACCGCGCCGGCGGCGGGGGGACTGAAGCTGTTCGGGCGCGACGTTGGCGGGCGTATCCTGCCCTCGTCCATCGGCCCTAGCGGTGTCGATAGCCCGCTGCAACCCCACCTCGCCCTGAACAAGCTGGCCTGGGCCGCACCGATCGGCAACTCCACGACCGTCAGCACCTTCGGCTTGACCGTTGCGGGCACCGGCACAGGCACCGCGAAGAATTGGGCCTCGACCAACCTTTACACCTACATGCGAGGGATTGAGTATCTTGTCACCACGGCGGCGGCGACCGCCGTCGCGGCCTTCCGGGGCGGTTCGCAGCACTTCACGGTGGGTGGCCCTTCCGCCGAGCTTGGCGGGTTCCACTACATCTGCCGCTGGGCACCGGCAACCGGGGTGACCGTCGCCACGCATCGGGCTTTCGCCGGGCTGATCGGCGCCGTCTCGGTGCCGACGGACATCGAGAACTCCACCCGGACGAACGTTGTCGGCATGGGCTGGGATGCCGCCGACGCGAACATCCAGATCATGCACAACGATGCCAGCGGCACCTGCACCAAGATCGACCTCGGGGCCAGCTTCCCGGTGCCGACGACCGACCGCGACAACGTCTATGAGCTCGTCCTCTTCAGCCCGCCGGGCACGACCCAGCGCGTCGACTACCGCGTCCGCAACCTCAAGACCGGTGCCGAGGCCACGGGCACGATCACGACCAACCTGCCGACCACGGCGACGGGGCTTAACCCCTACGGGATCTGCTCGGTCGGGGGCACGTCCAGCGTGGTCGGGATCACCCTCTTCAGCCTCTACATCGAGACGGATTACTGACGATGACCGTCCTCTTTGACCCAGCCATCTTCGATGACGCGCTCTTCGACACGGGCCTTCTTGTGCCGCCCTATGACTGGGCCCCGCCAGTGGTCCTGGCGACCTCCCCGGTCATCGGCCAGGCGCTGCGCTTCATGCGCCTGGCACCCGTCGCGCGGCACGATCCGGGGTCCGAGCTTCTGCCCGCGCTGACCGAGGCCTTCGACATTGCGATCGACGACCTTCTGGCCGCCTGCGACTGGAGCTTTGCGTCCACCGTCATCATCCTGCAGCCATCGCCCCTGCCACCAGGCGTCGCGTCGGATGATCGGCTGACGGTCTGCGTGCTTCTGCCCGACACCCTGATCCGGCCTCGTCAGCTTTGGCCCGACACCGCGCGCTGGCGGATCGACGGGCAGATCATGCGCCACGATGCCCCGGCCGCGGTCACCCTGCGCTACACCGCCCGCGTCACGCGCGAGGAGGTGCTGCCCGCCACCTTCCGCACCGCCCTTGCCCTGCATATCGCCCTGCGTCTTGGCGGCCGCTTTGCCGGGTCGGGCTTCGATCCGCAGGGAATCGAGGACGCCGCGCTTGCCACCCTGAAGCAGGCGATGCGCGAAGACGGCCTGCAGGCCAGCCGAGCCACCTGGTCCGAAGCGCAAGGCGGCGGCCTGACCTACGGCAGCGAAGGCGACTGGGCACTGGAGGCCATGCGATGACCCGAACCAGCCCACCGCAGGTAAGCTTCGGGTCCGGCGAGATCGACCCGCTTCTGCACCGCCGTTTCGACTACCAGCGCTTCCAGACCGGACTTGCCGCGTGCCGCGGCTTCCTGCCCCTGGCCCAGGGCGGCTTCACCCGCGCGCCGGGCACGTTTCACCTGGGATCGACCCGCAGCAACGCCCAAGGCATCCTTCTGCCCTTCACCTTTGCGGTGAACGACGCCGTGGTGCTGGAGTTCACCAACCTTCGGATGCGCGTCTGGCGCTATGGCCAGCCGGTCCTTGACGGGGCGGACGCGCCCTACGAGCTTGTCACGCCTTACCCCACAGCGTCCCTTGGCCAGCTGCAGTGGGTGCAGTCTGCCGACGTGATCTACCTGGCGGACGGGCTTCGTCCCATTCAGGTCCTGTCCCGCTTTGCGCTGGACAACTGGACAATCGCCGACTTCGACCCCAACACCGGCCCCTTCCGGGTGCAGAACCTGAACAAGGCCAGGACCGTGCAGGCCAGCGCCGAGATCGGCACCGTTACCCTGACGGCCGCCGGGGGCAGCCTGTTCACGGCCAGCCATGTCGGCAGCCTGATGGAGCTGAAGCCCACCGACAACACCGCCGTCGCCCTTTGGACGTCCAACGAGGCGCTGAGCGTCGGGGACCGCCGCCGCTATGGCCGCAACGTCTATCAGCTGGCGGCCGGGACCAATGCCGGGACCAACCCGCCGATCCATGATGTCGGTCAGGAACTGGTCGACAACAAGCCCACCCGCTGGACCTTCATCAGCGACGACACCGGCGTCGTGCGGATCACCGCCGTCGCCAGCGGCACATCCGCCACCGCCCAGGTCCTGAAGCGCCTGCCCGAGGCGGTCGTAAACGATCCGACCTACCGCTGGTCAGAGGGGGCCTGGTCGGACCGCTACGGCTATCCGTCGGCCATCGAGATCTTCGATCAGCGCCTTTGCCTTGCCGCCACCCCGACCGAGCCGCGCACCATCTGGTTTTCCACGGCAGGCGACTTCGGTGACTTCGCGCCGGGCGTCGAGGCAGACAGCAGCTTTGCCTATGCCATTGCGGGCGACAACACGGTCAACCGGATCCTGAACCTCCGCCGGGGTGCGACGGGCCTGCACATCTTCGCCCTGGGCGAGGAATACTCCACCCGTGCCGACAACCGCGCCCAGGTGATCGGGCCCACCACCGCGACCTTCACCTACAACTCGTCCTTCGGCAGCCACACCTCGCGCCCGATCGCGCCCGGGGGCAACCCGATGTTCATCAGCCGCGACCGCCGCCGCGTCGTGATGATCAGCTACAGCTTCGAGGCCGACGCCAACCGCCCGATCACCCTGAGCCGCGCCAGCCAGCATCTCGGGGCCGAACAGTTCGAGCAGATCGTCTGGCAGGCGACGCCCGAGCCGATGGCATGGATCCGCCGCGCCACCGGTGACCTGGCTGTCATGATATTCGACCAGTCCGAAGAAGTCCTGGGCTGGGCCACCGTTCCCCTTGCCGGCGGCTTCTGCGAGGCCTTGGCCGTCACGCCCAATGCAACCGGCACCAGCGACGAGGTCATGATGATCGTGCGCCGCACGATCAACGGGGTGACCAGGCGCTTCGTCGAGACGATGACCCCGATCTTCGGCCTCTTGACCGGGACCACGCCGATCAAGGACGCCTGCCATTTCTTCGCTGCCGGCCGCTTTGCGCAAGAGCCCGGAAGCAACAGCTTTTCCGTGCCGCACCTGGCCGGCGAAACCGTCTACGTCTGGACCGACGTCGGTGCCTTCGGCCCGATCGACGTCCCGCCGGGCGGCGCGATCACCCTGCCGGTCCAGGCCACCCGCGCCTATATCGGCCTTTTCGACGACACCCACTATGTCGAGACGCTGGACGTGCAGGCGTCGGCCGCCGACGGCAACACCCTTGGCCGCAAGAAACGGCTGCATGCCCAGTTCGGCGTCGGGCTGCACAACACGGCGCAGGGCTACATCCAGATCGTGGAGCGCGACTTCGCCCAGGCCCCGCGCCTTGGCGACAAGCGCCTGATGGTCCCGCAGCCGGTGGCGGCCACCCTGGGCGAGGACGCCTATTCCGGCGTCCTGCAGATCCCCGAACCCAGCGGCCACGCGACCGAGCTGGCCATCCGCTTCTACCCCTTTGGCGGCGCTCCGATGACCGTGACCGCCGTCACCCCGATCGTGCAGGAGGCTGGACGCTGATGTGTGTCATTGGATTGGGAGCCCTGGTGCCGGGATTGCTTGGCGGCGGTGCAGCAGCCGCGGGTGCCGGTGCAGCAGCAGCCGGCGCCGGCGCGGTCGGGGCGCTGCAGACCCTTGCCACCGTCGCCACCATCGCGGGCAGCCTTTATTCCGGCGTGCAGGCCTACGGGCAGGGCAAGGCGCAGGAAGCCGCCCTGCGCGACCAGGCCAAGACAGAGGCGCAGCTGACCGCCACGCAGGACCAGCGCCAGCGCGGCAAGATGGAAGGCATGATCCGCCAGCAGGGGGCCGAGCTTCTGGCGCGCGGCGTCGATCTTTCCAGCCCGACCGCCGTCTACCTGGGCCAGACCGCCGCACAGGAGCTGAGCTTTGACAGCCAGGCCATCCGGTCCACCGGCCAGGCGCGCAATGCCGAGCTGACCAGTCAGGCCGCCATCGCCAGCGCCAGCGCCAGCGCCGGCCTTCTGAAGGGCACGATCGGCGCGGCCAGCGACTTCCTGACCATGGGCCCGGAGGTCTGGCCCGGCCTCTTTCGGGAAAGGCAGCTGGCATGATCACGGTTCCTGAAGGGGGCATCGTCGCCGGCCGGTCCGCCGACATCCGCGTCGAGACGCCCGACATCGGCGGCTTCATTTCGCAGGCCGGGGCCGCCGTCGCCCAGAAGATGGGGCAGATCGACCAGGAACAGCGCGCCGTCCGCATGAGCCGCGCCAAGATCGAGATGACCAAGGCGCTGGGGCAGGAATACCAGCGCGTGTCCCAGCTGGGCGACCCAGCCGCGATCGACGCCGAATGGCCGCAGGTCGAGGCGCGGATCCGCGACCAGTACATCAACCAGAAGGACGCCAACGGTCGCCCGATGTGGCGGCCCGACGAGGCTGACGCCCTGGGCCTGCATGCGATGGACCTTGGCCAGCGTCAGGCGCTGGCCCTGGGCGAGCGCAACATCGCCCTGCACCAAAGCCAGCAGACCGCCGATTGGCTTGAAACCCGTGCCGACCTGACCACCACCGCCGCCACCGCCGACCCGGTGACGATGGAGACCTTGCTGCAGGAAGGCTATGCCCGGATCGACGCACAGGTCGCCGCCGGCCTGATCCTGCCCGACAAGGCTGTTATCGAAAAGCAGGCGCTTGAGGCCGAGGTGATGAACGCCCGGCTGATCACGGCCATCGACCAGGATCCCGCCGCCGCCAAAGAGGCGCTGCAGGCCGGGACCTATGACGCCATCGGCCCGGAAGCCAAGGCGCAGCGCATCGCCACCGCCCAGGCCGAGCTGGACCGCCGCGCGGCGGCGGCGGCTACGGCAGGCGAGGCGGAAGCCAAGAAGCGGCAGGACGAAATCGGCAACCGCCTCGACACGATCGGCGAGCTGACCGTCGCCGGCCGCAAGGTCGCCGACGTCGACTTTGTCCTGAACGCCCCCGATGAGGTCAAGGCTAACCCCAAGTACCCCCGTGCCCTGGCGCGCGTGAAGCTGGGGCAGGAGATCCCCAACCTTGACCTGATGACCCCTGCCCAGATTGACGCACTGATCGCGGCCGAGAAGGACCGCACCATCGTCGAGCCCTGGGAAAACGAGCGTCTGCCCGTCCTGATCGAGATGCGCGACAAGAAGGCCACCGCGCTTGCCACCGACCCCAAGGCTGCGCTTGCAGCATCCGGCCTGCCCGCGCCCGAGATCCCGGCCTTCGACCCCGCCAACCCCGAGGCCTTTGCCGCCGCCCTGCAGGAAAGCCTAAGCTTCGACGCCTTCCAGCGCCAGAAGGGCTATAGCGACCAGAGCGCGATCTTCACCAAAGCGCAGAAGGCGGAGCTGCAGGCCGTCCTCGCCCCCGGCGCGGAGGCCGGACCCAAAGTCGCGCTATTGGCAGCCATCCAGAGCGCAACAGGCGGCAACGCGGGCGAGGTCCTGACCGCCCTTGAAGCTGACCCGGTCAGCCGCCGTGCGCTGAAGGTTCTGGGCATGACGCAGGATCCCGCCCTGACGGAAAGCATCCTGCGCGGCCAGCAGAAGCTGGACGGCAAGACCATCGTCCCGCCCAGCCGGAAGGAGCAGATCCTCGCCTTCGACGCCATGACGGGCGGAGCCTTCGACGATGCCCCCGCCGTCAAGGCCGAGATCATGGAAGCCGCCCTGGCGTTGTACGCCGACAGCGCGGCCGGCATCGACGGCGAGACCACTGGAAGCGACGGCTGGATTGCCGACGGCGCGGCCTATGAACTTTATCAGCAGTCGGTGCAGCGCCTGCTTGGCGCGCAGCCGGACCGAAACGGCGGCCTGACCGTTGGCGGCCTGCAGGAGATCAATGGCGGCCTGACCGTGCTGCCCGTCGGTGTCTCGGTCGCGCAGGTCGAAAGCGAGTGGGACGCGATCGGCAACCGCCTGGCCGGGGGTGTCTGGGATACGAGCCGTGGCCAGGGCGAGTGGGTCTATGCTGCACCGGAAGGGTTTCAGGCACCTGACGCCGCCCTAAAATCCGCCCCCACCGCCACCGCGCGCCTTGCCCCGTTCAAGGCCGCCAGCGTGTATGGCGGCGTCCCTGACCTTGGTTCCAACCCCACGCAGATGTGGGACATGCTGACCCCCCGCCGCGTGGGCGAAACCGACGTCTACGAACTGGTCTATGAACAGAACGGCCGCACCTACGCTGTGCCCGAGGCCGGCGGCGGCGGGGCCTATCGCTTCCGCCTGAAGGACCTGATGCGCGGGGCCCGCCAATGACCGAGCTTCAGGATCAGCTGAAACAGGATCAGCGCAACCGCACCAAGGCGGACATGGGGCCAGCCGGCTTCTACACCGACCCGTTCAGCCCCGGCATTGCCCCGCCGCCCGGCGCGCCGACTGCCCCCGTCGCCGTCCCGCCGCCCGACCCGGCCGCAGCCCAGCCGGCAGCACCGCCCCCCGCAGTTCCGGCCGGACCCCCGCCCAAGACGCGCGCCGAGATCGACGCAGAGCTTGGCCTGCCCCCGTCGCAGATCGAGGTGCAACCCCCGCCGTCCTTTGATGCAGGAACCTGGGACGTGATCGGTGCGGCTTGGCGTGCGGAAACGATCAAGACCGACGCCTGGAACGACACCACCAGCCGCCGCCAGTCGCTGGTCGAAGAGATGTGGAACCGCCTCGACCAGGGCGGCCGCGACCGTGTCTGGCAGGACCGCATCCGCCGAGGCTGGGCCAGCATGGAAGAGCTGATCACCGCCGAGGCCGGTCGCCAGGCGGCCGCGTCGCCCGACGTGGCGCGCGTCTGGGCGGGCCTGCCCCTGTCGATCGAGGACTTCAACCGCCAGGTCGACGAGGGCCGCCGCGCTGATCTGGACGAGGCGCAGGCAGTCCTTGATCAGCCCGGCGGAGGAGTGGCCGAATTCTTCGGATCCGCCGCGCGGGCCATCACTGACGAAACCAGCCTGATGCTTCTGCCCTTGGGGATCAGCGGATCTGCTTGGCGCACAATCGTTGGTGAGGCCGTCCTGGGCGCGGCTGGCGAAGCGGCCGTCCTGCCCAAGGAATACCGCGTCGCCGAAGAGCTGGACCTGCCCGACCCAAGCGCAGGAAGCCGCATTGCCCTGGGTGCGCTTTTCGGCGGCGGCTTCTCCGCCGCGATCATCGGCCTGGGCAAAGGCGCCCGTGCCCTGCAGGCCCGGGCCGAAGCCCGCCGCGCCAGCCTGGTCGAGACCATCCCCCCGGGCGTTGACCGGATCGACCACGAGGCCGGGGTCGAGGCCGCCGAAGCCGCGCTGCGCGGCGACCAGACCCCGCAGGAACGGCTGGGCGGCAGGGTCGAAGGCGGCGCGCGCGCCGAGGCCCAGCCTGCCCCCGGCACCATGGGCGACATCCTGGGCAAGACCCGGTCCCCCGACACGGTCAAGGTCGTCGAGGCCTACCAGTCCAAGACCCGCAACCTGCCCGTCAGTGACAGTTTCAAGGCCGACTTGCGCGGGGCCGTCGCCCCCCTGGGCGATGACATCGGCGTCATGATCGTCTCGGGTGGGCAGGACCGCACGGGCCGCATCCCGGGCAGCAACCGCCCGATCGGGTCCACCCGCCACGACGTCGACGCGAACGGCGTCGCTCACACCGGCGACGTTGTCCTGACCCGCAACGGCAGACCCGTCACCCCGACCGAGGACCCGGAGCTTTACGCCCGCTTCCTGTATGAGGCTGCCAAGGTCTATCCCGGCATCGGCCACTATTCCTGGGGCGTGCACGTCGGCGGCGGCAGCGTCTCCAGCTGGGGGCCGGACACCACGTCGAAAACGCTTGACCCCTATTTCGCCAAGGCCATCGAGGCCGGCCGGGCCGGTGCCACATACGCGCCGGCCGCGCGGTCCGGCGTGACGGTCACCCTGCCCGAGATCGGCCCCGACGCCCCTGCAGGCTGGACCGATCCCGTCCGGCGCGGGATCCTTGCAACCGAAAGCGGCGGCGACTTCGACGCGCTCTTCGGCTTCTCCAACCGCCCCGGCGGCAAGTGGAGCAACATCAAGCCGAGCAAGATGACGGTCGACCAGTGGCTGGAGTTCCAGCGCCCTGAAGGCCCCTACGGCCAATGGGTCGCCGCCAACCGTCCCGACAAGGAGAACGGCGTCTCCACGCCCATGGGCGGCTACCAGATCGTCGGCGACACCCTGGCCATGCTGAAGCGTGACCTGAACCTTCGGGGCGACGAGGTGATGACGCCCGAGTTCCAGGAGTATCTGGCCCAGCAGATCTTCATCCGCCAGGGCACCGGCGCTTGGCAGGGCTACAAGGGCCCCCGCGGCGACTGGACCCCCGGCAGTACGGACGGCCCGGCCCCCGCCATGGGCCCCACCTCGCGCGGTTACACCGGGCAGAACCAGATCGCCTATGGCGACGACAAGCGGATCGACGTCGACTACGAGGTCGTCGACTACCGGTCGCTGATCCGCGCCAGCGGCGACTACCAGCCACGCGACCGCAGCCGGATCAACAGCGACGAATGGGTCGCCGCCACCGCTGCCCGGCTGGACCCGGCGCAGCTCATGCCCTCGCCCAATGCCGCCACCGGGACGCCGATCGTCGGGCCCGACAACATGATCGAAAGCGGCAACGGCCGCACCATGGCCATCGGTCGCGCCTATGAGCTGCACCCCGACCGCGCCCAGGCGTATCGCGGTGCCATCGAGGCCGCCGGTTTCGAGGTGCCTGCAGGCATGGAACGCCCGGTCCTGATCGCCCGCCGCAAGACCGAGTTTGACGAAACCGCCCGCAAGGGCTTTGTCGTCGACGCCCAGGACAGCGGCATCGCCCGGATGAACGCCACCGAAATGGCGCTGGCCTATCGGGGCGGCCTGACCTCCACCACGCTGGCCCGTCTGAAGCCCGGCCTTCGCCTGTCGCACCCGGACAATGCCGACTTCGCCCGCGCCGCCATGGCCACCCTGTCGCGCAGCGAGCGCAATGCCTTCTTCGGCAAGGGCGGCCAGCTGAACGGATCCGGCGAGCGCGCCCTGCAAGAGCTGATGTTCGCGCGCGCCTGGGATGCCCCGGACATCCTGGCCAAGTACACCGAGATCACCGAGGACGACCTGATCCCGCTGATCCAGGCGCTGGCCAAGGCCGCCCCCAACTGGGCCGCCCTGAAGTCCGACATCGAGGCCGGGCTTGTCCCGCCCGAAATGGACATCAGCCTTTTCGTCCAGGACGCCGTGCGCCTGATCGACGACGCGCGCGAAATGGCCGCCAAAGGCAAGGGCGGGATCGGCCAGGCCATCAGCGACATCATCAACAGCCCCGACATGCTTGAAGGTGCCATCTCGCCCCTGACCGTCCGCCTGGTCAAGGTTTTCTGGCGCGACGGCCGGTCGACCCCCACCGACAAGATCGTCAGCTTCCTGAAGCGCTATGCCGACGAGGCGCGCAAGGTCCCGACCGACGGCGACGGGATGTTCGACGCCCCCGGTCCGCGTGACATCCTGCGCACGATCGACCCCGAGATCTTCAAGGACCTGCCCGAAGACTTCGGCACCGCCCGCACCTTCGCCCGCCCCGGCCAGGAAGCCCCGGTCGAGGCCGTGGCCGACCGGCAGGGCGACGACTTCGACCAGGGCGCACAGAGCCCGGCGGCCGAGGCGGTGCATGCCGAGATCGAGGCAGAGCTGCGGGGGCCGTCGCTGGGCGAACCCACCGTGTCGCGGCAAGCAGGCACCTTCGCCGAGGCACGGGAGGCGGTAAAGGAGTTTCAGGGCCGAGCGCTTCGCAACGAGGCAACGGGGATCGAGGCCACCGTTTCACGCAACGCGCTGGACAAGATGTTGAGCCAGTCTGCAGTCGCCAAGTCGACGTCTCCGGAGCTGCACACCCGCGCCATTGCAAACATCGACACGCTCTTTGCCGCCTCGCGGTTGGGCTGGTCCAAGCCGGACCGGGCAGGGAACCCCAACATCGCAGCCGTGCACCGCTATTTCGTGCCGATGAAGTCACCGGACGGACGCCCTGCGCTGGTCAAGATGACCGTCAAGCAGGATGCGCGCGAAGGTCGGGCAAACCCGCTTTACACGATCGAAGCCGTCGAATTCCTGGAAGGATCCTCTGCGGTCAAATGGGTAGACGCGGCCGCAGTTGCCGATGCCGGCACCTCGCCGAAGGCTATCCGCCCCGCAGAGGACGTCCTGAATATGGCGCGTCGGGTCGACGATTTCAACAGCAAACCGCCCACTTCAGGAGCGGGCCGCCAAGGCACCTCTGACACCCCGCCGGGCACCATTCCCGCCGCCAACCCCGACATGCCCCTTTCTCGCCCCGCTGACGAAGCGCTGGCCCCCATCGACACCGCCGCCCTTGCCATCGACCGGGCGCGCAGCGACCTGGGCGAGTTTGCGGCGCTGGACATCGACCTGCCCGACGGCACCCGCGTGCGCGCCGGCGACATCCTGGACGACATCGACGCTGACCGCACGGCCGACGCCGTGGCGCAGGCCTGTGCCGTCGCCCCCAATGGAGGTGCTTGAGTGACCAACATGGCCGACTGCCTGCAGCGCGCGATCGACTTTGGCGAGCTGGACCGCGCCCGGGGCATCGCGATGATTGCCGAGTTCGACCAGCTGGTCGCCCGCTACCGCACGGCCATGCCACTGGCCCAGGCCCGCGCCCGCGCCGCCGCCGACCTGAAGGAGGCCAACAAGGCGAAGACCGCCCGCCGCCGCCATGTGGTGCTGAACCAGCTGCAGGCCATGGCGCGGCTGCGGCAGACGATCCTGACCGCCAAAGATCCCGCCGCCGCGATCAAGGGCCTTCTGGAATACAACCCCAATGCCGGATCGAGGGCCGAGAGCGTCCGGTCCCTGACCGAGGCCTATGTCAGCACGATCAACGGCGCGATCGAGCAGGTGCTGAAGGAGACCGGCACCAACGTCCTGTCGAATTCCCGCAACGCGCGCCTTCTGGAAAACCTGATCCGCGAGCTGCATGACGAGGCGACCGGCGACGCCCTGGCCAAGACCCTGGCCGCCACGATCCGCACCCAGCAGCAGCGCATGCGCCGGGCCTTCAACAGCTACGGCGGCGACATTGGCGACCTGGCTGACTTCGGCGTGAGCCATAGCCACGACGCGGGCCAGCTGCGGCTGAAGGGCTTTGACGCCTGGGCCGAGAAGATCACCCCGCTTCTGGCCTGGGACCGGATCATCGACAACGCGACCGGCAAGCCCTTTGCCGCCAAGGGCAGCATCCCGGCCCGGGCCGACGTGCAGACCTTCCTGCAGGACGTCTATGACGGGATCATCACGCGCGGCTGGGATGACCGTGACCCCAGCCTGTCGATGGGCGGGCGCGCGCTTGCCAACCAGCGGGCCGAACACCGCGTCCTGCACTTCAAGGACGGATCGTCCTGGATCGACTACAACCGCGAGTTCGGCACGTCTGACCCCTTCAGCGCCATGATCGGCGGGCTGCACGGCCTGGCCGGCGACGTGGCGCTGATGCGGGTCCTTGGGCCCAACCCGCGCACCGGGCTGCAATACGCCACGCAGGTGGCCGAGAAGCTGGCGGCCGAGCGCGGTGACGGCAAGCTGGCCGAGCGGGTGACCCGCGCCGGCAAGACCGCCATGGCCATGCTGGCCCACCAGAACGGCAGCGCCAACATCCCCCATCACGTCGGCTGGGCGCGGTTCTTCGGCGGCGTCCGGTCGACCCTTGTCGGCATCCAGCTGGGCAGCGCGGTCGTGTCCTCGGTCACCGACGCCGCCACGATCAGCGCCGCCGCAACCACCATCGGCCTGTCGGGCACGAACGTGATGAGCCGGTCGGTGCAGCTGATGGCATCCCAGGCCACCCGCGAAACCGCCGCCCGCATGGGCTATGTCGCCGAGACGCTGGCCGACAGCGGCAGCACCATGGCGCGCTATTTCGGGAAGACCTTCGGCACCGGCCTGCCCGATCGCCTGGCCAGCTTCACCCTGCGCGCCACCGGGCTGAGCTTTGTCACCGACATGCGCAAGATCGCCTTCCAGATGGAATTCGCGGGTCACCTGGCCGACATGGCCGGCAAGGGCTTTGCCGAGATCGACCCGCGCACGCGGCTGATGCTGGAACGGCGCGGCATCACCGCCGCCGACTGGGACCTGATGCGGGATCCCGCCACCCGCTTCTACCCCAAGGCGCAAAGCGCGCCGGGCGGCAACGGCGGCCCCGCGCTGGACGGCCCGGACTTCATGACCCCGCATTACTGGCTGGAAACCCAGACCGCCATGCCACGGGTCGAGGCCGAGGGGCTGGCCATGCGCTGGCAGATGGCGATCCAGGAGCAGCTGGAAATGGCCATCCCCAGCGCCAGCCTTGAGGGCAAGGCCATGTTGCAGGGCACGTCTGCCCCCGGCACCTTCCTGGGCGAGCTTGCCCGCAGCTCGACCGCCTACAAGTCCTTCAGCCTGTCGCTGATGCTGAACCAGTACCGCCGCTTTGCCGAGGCCGACAGCTGGGGCATGAACCGCTGGAGCTATGCCGCCAAGGTCAGTGGCATGCTTCTGGTAACCGGCGCCCTTGCGATCCAGCTGAAAGAGCTGGTCAAGGGCAACGATCCCCGCCCGATGGACACCGGCAAGTTCTGGATGGCGGCCCTCTTCCAGGGCGGCGGCCTGGGCATCTTCGGGGATTTCTTCCAGTCCGAAACCAGTCGCGTGGGCGGTGGCATCGGCGAGACGCTGGCCGGCCCGGTCGCCGGCCTTGCCGGTGACATCATCGGCCCCATCGCCAGCAACATCACCCGCGCGGTGAACGGCGAGGACACGCTGATCGGCCGCGACCTCGCGGGCCTTGTGCGCAGCAACACCCCGTTCTTTTCGTCCGCCTGGTACGTTCGCACCGCCTACAGCCGCCTGGTCGCTGACAACCTGCAGGCCTTCCTCGATCCCGAGGCCGAGCTGATCTTCCGCCGCAAGGTCAAGAAGATGGCCAAGGACTACGGCACCCAGCCCTTCATCCCCGTACGCGGCACCGGCGGCGACGCCCGCCTGCCCGATCTTTCCAATGCCCTCGGATCCCTTGGAGGTGATCAATGACTGTCGAAGCCTGGGTCGTGACACCCGAATATACCGTGGCGGGCATCGGCCCCTATGGCATTACCCACCCCTACGCCCTGGGCGCGATCCGGGCCTTCGTGGTGATCGACGATGTGCAGACGCAGCTCAACCCGTCCGATTTCACCCTGACCCCGACCGAAAGCGACACCGTCGGCAGCCTGTTCCTGACCCCCGCCGCCGCCGCCACCCATGCCGGCCGCACCCTCTTCATCGACCGCGTGACCCCGGACGAGCAGGGTTGGCTTGGCGTGCTGGGCGAGCGCGAAAAGGGCCTCGAGGCGCAGCTCGACCGTACCGTCCAGACCGTGCAGGAGGTGCGCACCGTCACCGAGGGCGCGATCCGCATCCGGGGCGAGCTGCCGCCCTTCATCTGGGATGATGACACCGTGCCTGTCCGCCAGGGAAGCCGCGTGGTCAGCGGCCCGACGGTGACCGAGATCTCCAGCGCCCAGGCCAGCGCCCTTGCCGCCGCAGCATCGGCCGCCATCGCCGCCTCCTTTGCCGGGACGCTGAACGACAGCCAGACCGTCGCCGACATGAAGGCCCTGCCCGTCCAGTTCCTGGCCAGCGGCAAGATCATCCAGACCAACGGCTATTTCGCGCCGGGCGACGGCGGAGCTGCAACCTACCGCGTCCGCACGCTGGCCGAGTTCGGCGCGACGCCTGACGAATTCGGCGACCACACCCTTCTGGGCGGCTTTGTCGCGCAGCTGCAGCGCACGATCTTCTACCCCGCCCAGTTCGGCGTGGGCATGGACGGATCAGGCCGCACTGCAGCGCAGAACAAGACCGCCGCCAACGCGATGATCGCCAGGATGAACGCCTCGGTCCGCCCGACCGCCAAATGGGACGGCAACTGGACCATCAACGGCGGGCTGGACGACATCCTTGCCCCCGGCACGACGCACACGGCCGACGGCATGGGCTACATTACCCGGGCCAACAGCGGGGTCATCTTCCAGTCGCCGGACGAATTCGACATCGCGGCCGGACCGATCGTGCCGACGCCCGAGTTCATCACGGTGTCAAACATCAAGATCGACGGCGGTTGGGACGGGATCAACGGCCTGACCCAGGCGGCAATCTCGCTGGGGTCCGACTACAGCCTGATCATGAACTGCCAGACGTTCAGAAGCGGCGGCCTGGCGGTCAAGGGTTTCCGCAGCCGGACGCTCTTCTGCGACCTGTGGGACGTGGACGGCGGCGGGATCTCAACCGGCAAGAGCACGGCCGCGCTCTGCTTTGGCAACTCGGTTCTGAGATCCGGCGGCGAAGGCATCCAGTGCGACGAGGGCACCGATACCCTGATTGCCGGAAACTATGTCGCCGAAAGCGGCGGCGTCGGGAACTTCGGCGGCAACAAGCTGCTCGGTGTCATGTGGGCATTGAACCATGGGTATGACGGGAACAACGGCGGCATTGTCGTCGGGAACAAGGGCGACACCGAGAGCCTGTTCTCGGGCATCCTTGGCAACGTCCTGCGCGACAATGGCGACCGGGGCATCCAGCACCGCGCCTACTACACGACCATGCCGATCAGCAACATCACCCGCGCGGCAATCCCCACCATCACCTTCCCGCAACTCACGATCACTGCCATCAACGGCACGGTGACGCCGGTCAGGATCACTGTCCCGAGCCATGGCCAGGTCAGCGGCAACCGTCGCACCATCACCGGCACCCCGGCCATCGGCTTTTTCACGGCGGCCGGGGGCTTTCCGAAGCCGGTCAAGGTCGAGGTGATTGACGCCAACACCCTCGCCCTTTGGGAAGAGGACGCCTATCTGGAAAAGCCTGTTGTCGGCAACGGAAGCTGGGCGGCTGTCGGCACGTCGCGGCTGTCGCATCCCTTCACCCGCACAGGCAACCCGAACTTCAACCGCGAAGCGCTCACTTTCTCGGGCGTGGGCGGCATGACCCAGATCAACGGCCTGATCGCCTACACCGAGTACAATGTCGCGACGGGCGTGGTGACCCTTTATGCCAACCCCAACCGCAAGGATCTGACCGGGTTCAACACCTCCAGCTTTTCCGCCTACACTAGCGGCGGGCAAGCCGAGTTCGGCACAGTGTCGGGCCGGATGCTGATCCAGTCGAACCTGATCCAGAGTTCCCCCACCGCAATCCGCATCGAGCGCCCAGAGCCCGGGCCGGAACTGCCCCATATCATCGCCGGCAACATGGCCCCGGTCGACAAGGTGCAGACCCGATCGCCGCTTACCCTCAACATGAACGCCGCCACCCGCTTTGCCGGCCGGCGCCCGAACCAGAACAACGTGACCGGGAACGCGACCGAGTATGTGATCCCCTTCGCCAACGGGGGCGACCTCTACGACACCGATGGAACCGTCAGCGCAGGCGTCTTCACCGCACCATCCTCTGGGGTCTACGCCTTCACCGGAAGCGTGCGCATGGACGGCATGGGGGCCTCTGTCACCCTGGCTCAGCTGAGCATCGTCCATTACGCGGCGGCCCCTGCCACCACGCAGATCAACCGGGCCGTGGCAAACCTGGTCCCGAACGGCGCGATCAACACTGCCGGCATCTGGCGCGGGCAGGTCTCGGCGTTCTTCTTCCTGGAGGCGGGCGAGCGCGCGGAGCTTCGCGTCCGGGTCGACGGCCTTGGCACCGACAGCGCCGATCTGGTCGGAGACAACGGCGAAACTTTCTTCAACATCAACTTGCTGGGGTAATGCCGCATGGCCGTGAAGTTCGAACCCAACCTCGCCACACTGATCCCCCTTGGGGCCATGGCCGTCGCGATCTCTGTCGGCTGGGGGCAGCTGACGACCACCGTCGCCTCGATCGACACGCGCCTCGACGCGATGGAGGCCGCCGCGCGGGGCGACGACAGCCGCTTGCGGTCGGCCGAGAACAGCCTGTCCAGCATGTCGGCCCGCCTGGACGGCATCAGCGAAAGCCTGGCCGAGATCAAGTCCGAGGCCCGCGACACCAACATGCTTCTGCGAGGCTACTTCGAGAAAGGAACCAAGCCATGACCCAGACCCGTCAGTGGGATACCATCAGCACCGCCCGGCTGCAGGGTGTTCATCCGCACCTGGTGCGCGGCATGACGCGCGCGCTGCAGGAAGCGCCCTTCCCCTTCCGCGTGATCGACGGCCTGCGCACGATCGCCCGCCAGAAAGAGCTGGTCCGCATCGGTGCATCCCGCACCATGCGCAGCCGCCACCTGACCGGCCATGCCGTCGACATCGTGCCGCTGGTCGACCTGGACCGCGACGGCAAGCTGGAGACGGAGGAGCTCTTCAACTGGCCGCTGATCCGCCAGCTTGAACCGATCGTGAAGGCCGCCTTCAAGGCCGAGGGCATCCCGATCGAATGGGGCGGCGACTGGCGGTCGTTCAAGGACGGGCCGCACTGGCAGCTGCCCTGGAAAGACTACCCCAAGTGATCCCCGCCGGGCGGGCTGCCCGGCCTATCCCGAAAGGAGACTGCACATGAGCTGGTCTGCTACCCGCATCATCATCTACGTCCTGGGCCTGATCTTCTCGACCCTGGCCACCATCGCCGTCGCCCGCGGCTGGGCCACCTACGACGCCGCGACCAACACGCTGGATCCCGGCCCGATTGACCTGACCCTTCTGGCCAGCTCGATCGCCGGCATGATCGCCAGCGGCACGGCCGGTTTCGCCTGGCTGAAAAACCTCAGTCGCAAGGGGCCGTGACCCCCGCGCGGATAACGCAAACCACCAAAACGACCCCCGCATTTTGCACTTTCGGTCAGGGCCAAGCCATTGAAAAGGCAAAGCCCTGACCTGACTTTTAATCAGCGGGTCACAGGTTCGAATCCTGTCCGGCTCACCACCGCATCAGACGCCCGGGCTTAGGCTCGGGCGTTTTGCAT